TGACTCGGCATGGATTGTTTCATCGGCAATAGACCAAGTAACAATTTGACCCATACCCTTCATCATGCCATGGCGTGGAAAGTTTAACAACATGATAAAAGAACTAAACAACTGCATACCTTCAGTGAAAGCAGAGAACACAGCAATATGCTCTGCAGTACTGGCGATAGTACCATTGCGACTAGAGATATCTAGCACATAGTCATGCTTATCTCTCATCTCTTGGTATTCAAGAAATTCATTGTATGTAGATTCTGGCATACCTAAAGTTTCAATCAAGTGCGAGTATGCTGCAATATGTAAGGCTTCACGTGCTGCAAAACCCATCAACATCATTCTTACTTCAGGCTGAGGGAAATAAGGTAGATAGTTATTGACATAACCACCAGCAACATCAATGTCTCCTTGAGTGAAGAATCTAAAGATGTTTGTGAGGAAAGTTTTTTCTTCATTGGTTAATTTCTTTTTCCAATCTTTAACATCCTCTGCCATTGGCACTTCTGAGTGAAGCCAGTGTGCTTGCTCATGCTTCAACCAAGCATCATATGCCCATGGATAGTTGAATGGTTTGAAGTGGTTTCGTGTATCTGTTAATCTTGCTTTTGTTTTTGTGATCATGTTATCTCTTTTAGTTTAAATGCAACAGTTATTCTTAATTGTTTGCAGTGAATTGATGGATCGCTACCGTAGTGTAGCGTATTACTTTTAAATAATACTCCGCTGTTAGGTGTAGGAAGATATGATTGAACATCATGATTTTCTTGAAAAATAGTAAAACCTTCCCAATTTGGTTGCCATACTGGATTCATATAAATCAAAAATGTATAACAATCATCATCCAGCGCATCTCTATGAAAATCCCCACATTGACCAAATGTTTGGCCATTTGCATTAACTGATACTAAGGTGAATTTTTTATTAGTTAATTTTTCTATTCGTTTAAGTAAAAATTCTGAGTAGTATGGTTTTTCTATTAAATTTTTATACCAAAATGTTATGGCATTTTCTGATTTAGAACTAATATTATTAAATGTCCAAGAACCATCTCTTATCATTTCATATTCAATTAATAAATCATCTTCTGGCAGAATATTTTTATAAACACTAAACATTTATCCCTCACATGCCATACATACGCCATCATCAGTAGTCAATGCTGTCAAGTTAATTTCTTTGATAATTTCTCGCTCAATTCGTTTTGATACTTTATCTGCTTTAGCAATCTTATCACTACGGCAGTAGTACATAGTCTTCAATCCAGACTTCCATGCTTGAAAGTGCACAGCATGAATATACTTGATATGACTATCTGGTCTAAAGAATACATTCAACGATTGTGCTTGATCGATATATTGCTGCCTGTCGGAAGCGTGTTGAATGACCCAACGCTGGTCGATTTCCATAGAAGTCTTGAAAACATCTTTTGTCCACTCTTCCATCCAATCCAGATGCTGAACCGAACCATCGTTCGCAATAATGCTAGACCAGACTTCGTCTGCCCAACCCTCTTTATGATTGACTGATTCTTTTTGGATAATTTCATCTAGATACCTATTCTTGTTTAGGTGAGAACCCGAAAGAGTGTCTTGACGATAAGCGTTGGCACGATAAGGTTCAATGCTAGGAGAAGTATTGCCCATGAGAATGGAAGAAGAAGCATTGGGAGCAATAGCCATAAGATGACTAAACCTATTCCCAGTGCCCACTGCATCAGGTGCTTCACCTCTTTCCATCCCCAATGTTTTATTAGCTTCATCTAGTTGTCCTCTAATATGAGCAAAGATTTGTTTGTTTCTTCCCACTGCCATAGCTGATTCCCATGGCAAATTATTTCTTTGTAGAAAAGCATGCCATCCTAAAGCACCAATGCCAATACTACGCTCACGAGTAGCAGAGTATATAGCCCTGGAAATGGTATCAGGTGCGTTATCAATAAAATACTCCAACACATTATCGAGCATTTCAGCAACATCCCTAAGGAATAGGGGATCATTCTTCCACTCATCATAGTACTCCAAATTCAAAGAAGACAAACAACAAACAGCAGTACGTTCTTCGTTAGTTGGTAAAATAATTTCTGAGCAAAGGTTTGATTGATTAATCTTTAATCCAAGATCTTTCAAGTGCTGTGGCATTTTACGATTAGATTCATCAATAAAATGTAAATATGGTTCACCAGTCATCATACGCATCTCAAGGATACGTTGCCAGAGTTCTTTTGCTGATACTGTTTCACGAATTTCGTTTGATGCTGGATCAGTTAGATTCCAAGAGTCATCAAAGTTTGGATCAAGCATTGACTGCTCAATGATTTCCATAAATGCATCAGGGATATTAATACCATGGTGCATATTCAAGCACCGCATATTCTGATCGCCTGTCGGTTTACGCATCTCTAGAAAGTTGATGATATCTGGATGATCAATAGACAAGTAAGCAGCATAACTGCCCCTGCGAGTACGACCCTGCCTGTATGCCAAAGAACTGGCGTCATACATTTTGAGGTGAGGCATGACACCAGTAGATTTATCGTCTGCTGAACGAATACCAAAACCGATACCAACACCACCACCAAGCATACTAAGCCAATTAGTTTCGCTAAGATTATCAACTAGTCCCTCCGCTGTATCTTCAATATAATTAAGGAAACATGATATAGGCAGACCACGCTTACTGCGACCAAAAGAAAGAATGGGAGTAGAATAAGAGAGCCAATGCTTACTACTGTATTCATATAACCTCTGTGCATGTTCTGGATTACTCCCAAAGTGACTTGAAACAAAAGCAAACCTTTCTTGTGGGCTTACCTCATCATCCTTCATATAACTTTCTTTTAATCTTAATTTACCCAACTCATCAAACAAACCATCACGAGTGTAATTAACCTTTATGCCATGCACAGTGTCATTCATATTTCTTATCCCATCTATTTCAGTTATTTTTTATTTTTAGTAACTCAGAGAAGATTTGTTCTATCTGAGAGTCATACTTTCTGCCACTGTTTTGTTCTATTAAATTAGCATATTCTATAAACAGTAAATCTTTTCTAAAGGAACTCTCATAATTATTTTTATTTTGCAAAAGAATATTCATTCTATCTTCTAGTTTACAAAATTCGTAAACTAATGATTCCGCATAATCACCAATTAGTTTTTTAATTTCTTCTCGTTTAATATTTTTACTACCATCATATTGATAGTGTTCTGTACCATATACAGAATGATATAATCCTGCAGCACATACATCTTTTGTCTGGTCAAATTGCTCTAGAAGTAAAGAAACTCTATACAAATGTTCAAAAAATGATTTACCAGAATGTTTAACATTGATGCTATGTTTAAAAATAAAATCAACTTCTTTGCTTAAACAAGAATAATCAATAGTTTTAAATACCAATACGCTTCTAAGTTCTGGGCAACTTCTAGTTAATGATCTGGCAGAGTGAAATTTATTTGAATTAAAAATTAACACTCTATTTTTCTTTGGTAATACAGAATATTCTATTTCATTATCAGAATTAAGAATTGAAGTTTCTCCGCCCCAATCTTTATCCCATTTATCATTTAAATAAACAATAATAGTTTCTGTTAAAACATCAGAACCAAATTTGTTTACGATCCAATTATCATCTAAATGATAATATGCATCTGTACCAAAAGTATAACCATTAACATACGATCTTAAAAGAGACCTTTTACCAATTTTAGACTGAATAACTGACCATAATTGATTTATTTCATAATGTGGTTCTATGAATGGCATGACGCTATGGTCATAATAATGAAATTTACTATTTTCTAAGATTTTTTTATTCCAATGACCAAAGTCATAAGATTTATCAACATTAGATTTCCATCCATATGTTAATCCTCTTTCTACATACTTAGTTCTAATTTTTGTTATTAGATTTTCACATTCATCTAACTGCAATAATGTTGTACTCATAATTATCCTTACCTAGTTGGCTCATCACATAAATCTTTTATTATAGGAAATACTTCAGCTATAACTTTAGCAATTTCTCTAGCGATTTCAGCATGCTCTTTCTGAGTACCATTCGCCATTCTTAATTCACAGTAATGTACCCAACTACGCAATGTACCATTCATGTATAAACGAGAAACAGTAAGTCCTTCTGGTAGTACTGCTCTTGCTTGTTCTTTGGCAATACCATTGGTAATTGCCCACTCATAAGCATTCTTTGCTTCTTCAATTACTCGCTTTTGTCTTTCTTCCCACCAAGCAGCCACTGCTAGATTATTATTCTCAACACTATTTTGACGATTCTTCGTATCTTGGAGTCGGGCTTCCCTAAGAACGAAAGATAAGTCTTTTGTTGGATCAGCATATCGCTGGCTAAATTCTTGGAACGAGAAAGAACGATGACGCAAGATTTGTCTTGCTATGTCACGAGTTGTTTCAATTTCTAAACAAGCACTGACCATTTCTAGTGGTGACCAATGCTGATGTTTAATTAAATACTTAATTAACTTCTCTGATGTATCTGTGTTGAACTGGTTGCTGGGATTACTAACACGTGCACAGAACGCAACTAACTCCTGTACATCAATCAAACCCTCATCATACATCTCTCGAGAGGGTTTGCTATAACTAATCATTCTAACATTCATATTTTCTTCCATGTACTAAATCTCAACTTTGCTTCTATACCTGCGAAGGTATTGGTATTTATGACTTCGGTAATTTCATCGGCTGTCATTCCGCCATGTAAAATCATTTCATTAACATCTTTCTGTTGAATATGTTCTGGAAACATACACACAGAATAACCTAGAGTGATATACTTTTCTAATTGTTTGACAATGTCTTTATTTCTGGGTTCATTGTCCATTACAATAGTGGCATTAGTAAGAATACTCCGAATAGTAGGGGTATCAAAACTTGCTCCTGAAACAGCCACTGAGTTTGATAGAAAAAGTGAGTCAAGTGGTCCTTCGACAACGATAATCTTTTTAGCATAATCAATCCTTTCAAGTCCATAAATCTTCTCCTGAGTCTCATCCACCTTGATGGTATAATAC